CACTGGAACAGGTGCATTTGCACTTGGAGCAGCGGTGACTGGTTTTGAAACTTTTGCACAAGGTATAGGAAATAACAATACGACTTATTATTGTATTTTTAATCAAGGTACAAGTGAGTTTGAAGTTGGACTTGGAACATTAGATGCTACAAGTGCAAACTTAACAAGAGGATCAGGAGCTACAATTTTTAGTAGTTCTAATTCTGACAGTGTTGTTGATTTCAGTGCAGGTACAAAAGATGTATTCTGTACTTTACCAGCAAGTAAATCGGTTTTCTTGGATGCATCAGGAACACCAGTAGGAGCAGCGTCAGCTGGCTTTGCATTAGCAATGGCGGTGGCGTTATAAAGGAATAAATTATGGCACAAGATTTTAGAAACAATTTACAAAGAAACGTGGGTACATCTCCAGTAACTTTAATTACTGCTGGAGACTTTGATGCTGTTATAGGTATCAGAATTTGTAACACTACCACTGGCACTGTTTTAGCTAGTTGTCAGATTGTAAATGGTGGAAATGATCACTTCATTGCAAAAAATGTAAGTATCCCACCAAACTCTGCGATCGAACTAATTCAAGGTGGTGCAAAAATTGTTTTAGCAAACGGTGATGTACTCAAAGCTCAAAGCGATACAGCTTCGTCTTTAGATATTGTTACATCATTTATTGATACAATTAGTTCGTAGGAGGAATTATGACGGCAGTAGTAAATGGAATCCAATATATCGGAGGCAGCACAGCCCCTGATGAATTTATAAAAAATCAAGCAGCTACCATGGATGGTACACAAACTGTTGAGAGCGGTGTTCTTGCAGGACCAATAACTGTCCCTGGCACAATTACAGTAACAGGAACTTTAGTAATAGTATAATGTCAAAGATAGAAGTAGATGCAATAGATAAACAAAGTGGTTCTACCTTAACTTTAGGTGGATCAGGCACGGCTGTAACTTTAGCGTGTGGCGCTACTCAATCTGGATTTGGTAGAACAGGCACTGTTGATTGGCAGACATCAATTAAAACAGCTGCTAGTTTTACTGCTTCAAATGGTGAGGGTTATTTTGTAGATACATCAAGCAATGCTGTGACTGCAAATTTACCAGCAGGTTCTGTTGGAGCAATCGTAGCTTTTAAAGATTATGCACAAAATTTTGATACTAATGCTTTAACTATTGCTGCAAATGGATCAGATAAAATTGAGGGTCAAACTTTTGATTTAACTGTAGATGCAGAGGGTGCAGCTGTTACACTAGTATTTGGAGATGCAACAAAAGGTTGGCAAGCTGTTAATAGTAATGAAATTACAAATGCACAAAAATTTATATCAGCAACAGGTGGAACAATAACAACATCAGGAGATTTTAAAATTCATACTTTTACAGGGCCAGGATCATTTTGTGTTTCTTGTGCAGGTAACTCTGTAGGGTCAAATACAGTTTCTTATATAGTTGTAGGTGGTGGTGGAGGTACTGGAAGGGGCGCAGGTGGGGGTGCTGGAGGTTTTAGGGAAGGGTTAGGTTTAAATGACTCTTATACAGGTTCACCTTTAAGATCACCAACTGGTGTTCCAGTTACAGCAACGACTTTTCCAATTACAGTAGGTGCCGGTGGATCTGGAAGTGCTGCTGGCAGTGGTGATAATGGAACTTGCGGTAGTGCATCAATTTTTTCAACAATAACATCCGCTGGTGGCGGAAAAGGTAGTGATTATGGTCCATCAGGTACACCAGGAGGGTCTGGTAGTGGTGTTGGTTCAGCAGGACCAGGAGCAGGAGGAAATGGTAATGATCCACCAGTTGCTCCACCTCAAGGTAATAAAGGTGGTGATCATCCTGGACCTCATACTACAAATTATTCTGCATCAGGCGGTGGTGGAGCTGGAGCTGCTGGTACAGATGCACCAAATCCAAATGTAGGAACTGCTGGTGGTGCTGGGGTAACAACATGTATTACAGCAAGTCCAGTAGGTTATGCTGGTGGTGGTGGCGGTTCAGTTCTTGGTCCAGGCGGCACTGGAGGTGCAGCTGGCCCTGGAGGAGGCGGTGCTGGAAATGCTGGCACAGGATCTCCATACGCAGGAGCTCCTGGAACGGTAAACACTGGTGGCGGTGCAGGCGGAGGTAGTGGTTCAAACTCTACAACAGCTGCAGCAGGTGGTGGTGGTAATGGTGGTTCAGGAATAATTGTGATAAGGTATAAATTTCAATAGGTAAATTATGAGTGAAATAAAAGTAAATAAATTAACGCCAAGAACAAATTGTGGTACGGTCACATTAGGAGATAGTGGAGACACATTTACAATTCCTGCTGGTGTAACAATTACAAATAATGGAACACAGACAGGTTTTGGTAGATCGGGCTCTGTTAATTGGCAGACAACTCCAAAAACTGCTACATTTACAGCTGCGGATGGTGAAGGATATTTTATAAATTCAGGAAGTTCACTTACTGCAAATTTACCTGCAGGTGTCGCTGGGGCTATTGTGGCTTTTGCTGACTATGCAAGAAATTTTGCAACATATCCTTTTTCAGTAACTCCTAATGGAAGTGATAAAATTGGTGGAACTAACGCAACTGCAAAATTAAATGTTGATGGTCAGGCAGCTACTTTTGTTTTTACAGATTCTACAAAAGGTTGGGTAAATGTTCAAAACGCAGAAGATACTGAAATAGGTCTTGCATTTATATCAGCAACTGGTGGATCAACAAGCACAGTAAATTGTGGTGCTTGTAAAGTACATACATTTACAAGTCCTGGAACATTTTGTGTTTCTAGTCTTTCAAGTATAGCTGCTAATAATACAGTTTCATATATAGTAGTAGGCGGTGGTGGTGGAGGCGGATCAGTAAGAGGCGGTGGAGGAGGTGCTGGTGGATTTAGAGAGGACAAATCTCCCGCTACTCCATACACAGCTAGTCCATTAGACGGAGCAGGAACGATAACAGTTACGGCAACAGGCTTTCCCATTACAATTGGTGCTGGAGGATCAGGTGGAACCATTCCTTCTGGTGCTGCTAGCAGTGGTTCAAATTCAATTTTTTCAACGATAACAGCTGCTGGAGGTGGTAAAGGTGCGGGAGCTGGGCAAACACCAACACCAGCTGGAGGATCAGGTGGTGGTGGAGTTGGTGGTTCAGGAGGATCAGGAAATACACCTTCTGTTAGCCCACCACAGGGTAATAATGGTGGAAGTGGAACAACCTCTGCTTGTTATGGAGCAGGCGGTGGTGGTGGAGCTACAGCGGCAGGTACTAATGGCACAGGCAGCGCAGGAGGACCTGGCGGAGCAGGAGCCACAACATCTATAACAGGTAGCCCAGTTGCATATTCAGGTGGTGGTGGAGGAAGTGGTTATCAGGGTATTCCAGTCGGAACAGGAGGTACAGGTGGTGGTGGAAATGCAGGCACAGCTGGTGGTCCTGCTGGAGCAGGTACTACAAATAGAGGCGGTGGTGGCGGAGGTGGTTTTTCGCCTAATGTTGGTATTCAACCAGTTAGCGTTGGCGCAGCTGGTGGATCTGGTGTAGTAATAATAAGGTATAAAATTGGATAATTATGACAAGTACAATTAAAGTAAATAACATACAAAACCAATGTGGTACAAACATTATTAAACGATGTGGCACCACTACAACGGTAGGATCTGGAGCTTCTAATCCAATCGTTGTTTGTGGATCTGCAGTTACAATAGGTAGATGTGGTGGAACTGTAGCTCTTGCATCAGGTGCAACACAAACAGGTTTTGGTAGAACAGGAACTGTAAATTGGCAAACAGGATCAATTAAAACAGCCACGTTTACAGCAGTTGATGGACAAGGATTTTTTGCAGATACTTCAAGTGGTGCATTTAATATGAATTTACCAGCAGGTAGTGCTGGTGCAATTGTTTCTGTTGCAGACTATGCAGAAACTTTTCATAATAATAATTTAACTATTGTGCCAAATGGATCAGATAAAATTGGTTCTCAAAATGAAAATGCAACTTTATCAACTAAGGGGCAATCAGTAACTTTAATATTTGTTGATTCAACACAAGGTTGGATTAATACAATGGATTCAACTTCTAATGTAAGAGGTGTAAATCCTTACATTGTGGCTTCAGGTGGCACAGAATCAACTTGTGGTGATTGGAAAATTCACAAATTTACAGGACCTGGTAGTTTTGTTGTTTCTGGAGCTGGAACATGTGCTGGTTCAAATAAAGTAGATTATTTAGTGGTAGCAGGCGGTGGAGTTGGAAGTAGAGTAGGAGGCGACCCTCAAGGCGGCGCTGGTGGTGGTGGAGGAGGATTTAGAGAATCTGTTCCAAGTCCTGCATCATGGACTGTAAGTCCTTTAGCAAACCCAGGTAATGCGAGACCAGTTTCAGTACAAAGTTATCCAATAACAGTTGGTGGAAGTTGTGGTGCAAGTACATTTTCAGATATTACATCAGCAGCAGGAGGTCCTGGTGGAGGTTTCATAGGTACACCAGGCACCGCAGGTGGATCAGGTGGTGGTGGTGGCGCACAAGGTGGATCTGGTGGTTCAGGTAATACTCCTCCAGTCGCTCCTCCACAAGGTAATAGTGGTAGCCCAGCACCAAGTCCAACTAAGCCGGGTGCAGGTGGTGGAGCTGGTGGTTCAGCATCTGGTACAACAGCGGGTGCGCAAGTTACAACAAATATTACTGGAGCATCTGTTGGATATGCAGGTGGTGGAGCAAATGGAACAGGAGATGGTCCAGCAAGTGGAGGTGGTGAACCAAGTGGAGGGGCTAGAGGTACAAATGGAGCTACAAATACAGGTGGTGGTGGCGGTGGACAAAATGGACCTGGAGGTCCAACAGCAGGTACAGGTGGGAGTGGAGTTGTTGTATTAAGATACAAATTTCAAAATTAATATGTATTTACTGAACTTTAAAACTAATATATAAGGAGAAACATTATGGCACATTTTGCAAAATTAGGAGTTAACGGAAAAGTTATTCAAGTGTTAACTATGGATAATGATAAGATGTTAAACGCTGATGGGGTTGAAGACGAAACAGTAGGTCAACAGTGGTTAGAAACACATAACAACTGGCCTGCACAGATGTGGATTCAAACTTCATATAACACATCATGCAATATACATAAATCAGGCGGCACGCCTTTTAGAGGTAATTACGCAGGTATAGGTTATACTTGGGATGAAGATAATCAAATTTTTTGGCCTGTAAAACCTTATCCATCGTGGGTAAAAGATATGACAACTGCAAGTTGGAAATCACCAGTTGGTGATAAACCTGCATTGACAGCTGAACAACAATCACAAAATGAATCAGAAACTCACTCTTGGGGTTATGCTTGGAATGAATCAAACCAGTCTTGGGACTTGACAGACTCAATGGCGTAAATTACAAAGGTATGTGGTATGCAAAAGAAAGTATTATCTGAACAATCATTATATTATGGTGATATAACAATGCCTAAAGATTGGGACATTGATCGTGAAGAGTTATCAGAAAACATATTAAAATCACACATAACAGACTCACCTTTTCCATTTTCAAGAACTTTTGATATGTTAAATACATATTTAAGAGAACATATAAATGTAGAATATGGTTTTACTTTAATTAATAAACAAACATGGGGTAACACTTATAAACCTCAAGAACTTTCAATTCCTTTATTAAATATAGATCCTGTAGATTTACGTAATTCACCAGATTTTACATTGCTATATGGAGTTAAAGTTGATAATTGTTCTGTTAAAATTCATTATGATGATAACAGACGTAAAGGTAGAAGTTGGGATATACCGCTTACAAATAATAAATTTATAATGTTTCCATCTACTAACATGTATTATTTAACTAACAATCAAACTGGTAGTTTAAATTTTGTACAAACAATAACTTATGAATATATTTAATTATTATTGGTATTTTAAAAGTGCTTTGACACCTAGATTTTGTGATGATGTAATTGAATATGCTAATTCACAAAAAGAAGTTATGGCTAGAACCGGTGGTTATGGTGATAAAAAATTAAATGAAGAAGAAGTTAAAGATTTAAAAAAGAAAAGAAACTCTGATTTAGTTTGGCTCAATGATACTTGGATATATAAAGAATTACATCCATACGTCCGCATGGCTAATAAAAATGCTGGTTGGAACTTTGATTGGGATTGGTCAGAATCTTGTCAGTTTACAAAATATAAATTAAATCAATATTATGACTGGCATTGTGATAGTTGGGATAAACCTTATGATAAACCAAATACACCAGATCACGGTAAAATTAGAAAACTATCTATGACTTGTCAGTTAACAGATGGTTCAGAATATCAAGGTGGTGAGTTAGAATTTGATTTTAGAAATTATGATCCACATATGAGAGACGAATCAAAACACAGAGTACAATGTAAAGAAATATTACCAAAAGGATCTATTATTATATTTCCTAGTTTTGTATGGCACAGAGTTAAACCAGTAACAGCAGGCACAAGATATAGTCTTGTGGTATGGCATTTAGGGAGGCCATTTAGATAATGTTTATAAATAGTTATTTTCCAACTGTGATATGGAATGAGGAAAAACCAGAGTTTGTTAAATCATTAAATAAAGCAAGTAACAAATATATTAGTGACGCTCGTAAAAGAGAAAAAGATTATATAAAAAAATATGGCGACTTTGGAAGATCATATCACTCAACACCACTTACAGGTGACAATGATTTTTTAGATTTTAGAAATTATGTAGGTCAAAAATCTTGGGAGTATTTAGATCACCAAGGTTATGACATGTCACAATACACAACTATGTTTAGTGAATTGTGGGTACAAGAGTTTGCTAAAAAAGGTGGTGGTCATCATTCTGCACATATACATTGGAATCAACACGTATCAGGTTTTTATTTTTTAAAATGCAGTGATAAAACATCCTTTCCAATTTTTCACGAACCAAAAACTGGTGCAAGAACAACAAAATTAAAAATGAAACCAAATTTAAAAGGTGTGTGGGCTGGTCACGAAATATTTCATATAAAACCTAAACCTGGACTGTTAGTTATATTTCCAGGTTATTTAGAACATGAGTTTGCGGTAGATCATGGTAAAGAACCATTTAGATTTATACATTGGAATATACAAGCTGTTCCAAAAGAAATGGCTAAAGATGTCATTTAAAAAAAATAAATACACAGTTATTCGTCAAGCAATATCAAAAGATTTAGCGGCTTTTGTTGCAAACTATTTTTGTATGCAAAAACAAGTATACGATACTTGTAGAGCTGCTAGATACTTTTCGCCTTTTGAAAATATATTAGGATATTATGAAGAACCAGATGGTCAAATACCAAATACATATTCTGCCTACGGTAATATTGCTATGGAAACTTTGCTACTCAAATGTCAACCAGGTATGGAAAAAGCAACAGGATTAAAATTATATCCAGCCTATACTTATGCTAGAATTTACAAAAAAGGGGATGAACTTAAAAGACACAAAGATAGATTTAGTTGTGAGATATCAACTACAATGAATCTTGGCGGTGATGATTGGCCAATATATTTAAGCCCGAATGAAAATGTGGGTGCACCAGATGGTAAAAATATTACAGCTGCTAGTAAAGCAAAAGGAGTTAGAGTAGATCTAAAACCTGGTGATATGTTAGTTTATAGGGGGGTGGAGTTAGAACATTGGCGAGAAAAATTTAAAGGCAAAGAATGCGTACAAGTTTTTTTACATTATAACAATCGTAAAACACCGGGAGCTAAAGATAATATGTTTGACAAACGTCCACATTTAGGACTTCCCTCTTGGTTTAAAGGATGATATATTCTTGAATGGAGGCAGGGCACCACCACATACCCCCTGCTTCCTTTTAAGGATATATTATGAGTTTAGGATTTGACGCAATATCAACACTACCATTTGCAACCTCTACATCTGAGGGTAATGTTTCAGTAGTTGTAACAGGTAATCAAGTTTCAATTAGTATTGGTAGTGCAGGTGTTATTGCAGACGCTGTAACTGAAAATTTAACAGCAAATCCATTAACTTTAGGACTTGGAACTTTAAGTATTAGAACAGACGTAGATCACACTGTTACAGGATCTCAAGTAACTTTAAATACAGGTAACGTAGAAGTTAACATAGATATAGATGTTTTACCTTCAGGTGTTGACTTGACCTTGGCTACAGGTAATGTTACAATAACTGCTGACGCAAATTTAACACTTACTGGTAATGCTTTATCATTAGATACAGTAGAGCCAGGAGTTATTACGTGGAATGATATAGTACCAGGAGCAACAATGGTTTGGACTCCCTTTC